ATTTAGGTTCATTCTTGGAAAAGAAAACAGAAACACAAATTAGTTTAGAATTAAATACAGTTAATAAAGGATTAGTTAAAGTAAGTTGTAAAAGAAGTAGAAATGCACCATTTGAAGATTTTAACTTTAAAGTAAATAATTTTGGATTACCACAAGTAGAAGGTGCTTTTTATGACCCATTAAAAGATATATTCTAATTAAAAAATATAAAGTATTAAATCTATACGCTTGTTTAGGTGGCAATAGATACAAATGGAATGAAGTAGCAGAACAAGCTAATATAGAATTAGAAGTTACGGCAGTTGAATGGGATGAAGAATTAGCTAAATTATATCAAGAAAGATTTATAAATGATATAGTAATAGTTGCTGATGCACATCAATATTTATTAGACCATTATAAAGAATTTGATTTTATTTGGAGTTCACCACCTTGCCCAAGCCATTCAAGAGTTAAATTTAGTCAAAAAAATAGAGAAAATACAAAACCATATTATTCATATATGAAGTTATATGAAGAAATACTTTTTTTAGATAATTTTTTTGATGGTAAATATTGTGTTGAAAATGTAATACCTTACTATGAACCATTAATTTTAGCGAAAAAAAGAGGTAGACACTTGTATTGGACTAACTTTAATTTACCTAATGAATTAAGTGAAAGAGATAAAATTAGTGGATTAATAAATAAAGATGATTATGAAGCAATCAAAAAATTGTGTGAATTTCACGATTATGATTTTTTTAAATATAAAGGTGAACAAAGAAGAGCTAAAATAGCAAGAAATTTAGTTGACTATGAAGCTGGTAAAACAATATTTCAAATAGCATTAGGTTTACAAAAAGAAAATAAAACAAATCAATTAGAATTATTATGAAAGATACAATGAAACATCACATAGAAGAATTACAAATATCAGCAGCAAGAATGCTTGTATTAAATTCAGATAATTCAATGTTAATAAGTTTCTTCAAAGATTTGAAAAATAAATTAGAATATTTGTATGAATTGAACGAAATGGACAACCAAGCAAACTGGACTGAAATACAAAATGCTTTTAATTCAATATTAAAAATAGATACAGAATTAACAGAAGTGGATTTAAAGATTAAAGTAAAAGAAGCACCAATACCAAAAACTGGTATAGTAACAATTAAAATGTATTAGTATGGAATTGTCTACAAATAAATGGTTAGAACAGGTTGCCCAACATCACAAAGAATGGGTTAAAATTGCTAACCTTTATAAAGTAGATGACTATGCAGAAGATATTGTTCAAGAAGTTTATATTGCTTTATTTAAATATGCTGATGCTGAAAAGATAATTGATGCAAAAGGTAATGTTAGAAAAGGTTATGTATTTTTTACAATTAAAAGTTTATGCTTTCAGTATTTAAACAAACGTAATAAGATTGATAAAATAGGAATTGATACATTATTTAATTTGTCAGATAATAGCAATATAGATGAACACAAAGCATATAATGATATTTGTTTAATGATTGACCAAGAAATTGATAATTGGGGTTGGTATGATAAAAAATTGTTTAAGTTGTATCGTGATACAGATTTTTCTATGAGGGATATTGCAAAAGAAACTACAATTAGTTTAATTTCTATTTTTCACAGTATTAAAACCTACAAATCAATTTTAAAAGATAAGTTTCAAAAAGATTACCAAGATTATATTAATAATGACTATAATAATATTTATTGATTATGAAAACTTGTATTAAATGCAAAGAAGAAAAAGATTTAAATCAATTTAGAATATATAAAAAATGTAGAGATGGTTATAGAACAGATTGTCTAATATGCGAAAAAAATAGTAGAATTGAATATCGTTTAAATAACAAAGAAAAAATTAAAGAATATAATAAAGAATATAAATTAAAAAATAAAGAAAGATTTAAAGAATATAATAAAGAATATCATAAAAAATATAATATACAATATTCTAAACAGTATAGATTAAATAATAAAGAACGAGTTAAAAAATATAATAAAGAATATCAAAAACAATATCTAAAAGAAAGAAGAATAATAGAACCTTTATTTAAATTAAGATGTAATATTGGTTCAAATATTAGAATGGCAATTAAACGACAAGGTTATACTAAAAAGACAAAAACATTTCAATTACTTGGATGTACATATGAAGAATTTAAAGAACATTTAGAAAAAAAATTTACTAAAGGTATGAGTTGGGAAAATCAAGGAGAATGGCATTTAGACCATATTTATCCAGTATCATTAGCAAAAGATGAAGAAGAATTAATTAGACTTAATCATTACACAAATTTTCAACCTTTATGGGCATTAGATAATATTAAAAAAAGTAATAAAATAATTGATAACACACAACTAAAATTAATATAATTATGGGAAGAAAGAAAAAGTCAATAGGTCTTGGTGATACTGTTGAAAAGTTCACAGAAGCAACTGGTATTAAAGCAGCAGTTGAATTATTTAGCAAAGCAACAGGAATAGATTGTGGTTGTGAAGAAAGAAAAGCAAAACTAAACAATTTAATTTCATACAGAAGAAACGTTAATTGCTTAAAAGAAGATGAATATTTGTTTTTAAAAGTACTATACGACAATAGAACAAATCAATTAACACCAAAACAACAGCACACAATTAAAGATATTTACTTAAATGTATTTAATGAAAAGTTAGAAAGTAGTAATTGTTCAAGTTGCTGGAGAACTATTTTAAGTGATTTACGCAAAGTTTATGATACTTATGAAGTAAATGAATAACTGGAAAGAAATTGATTTATTTAACTATTTAGTGGAAAATGTTTATCCAGATTTAGTTAAAGCAAAAAACCAAATGTCAAGATGGGATTGCTATTCAGTTTCAACTGGTCACCGAATTGAATTAAAATGTAGGCAAGTGCATTATAAAACTTTATTATTAGAAAAAGTAAAATATGATGCTATGATAAAAGAATGTGAAAAACATTTAGATACACCAATATATATTAATTCAACACCAAAAGGAATTTATAGTTTTAATTTACATTTGATTGAACCAGTTTGGGAAATAAACAATAAAAATCCAGCAACAACATATTTTAACAATAGAGAAAAAATAGATAAAGAAGTAACATATTTAGAAATAACAAAAGCAAAACAATTATGAAACAAAATCCAATACAATTAGAATACTTAAAATCAGTATTATTAGCACAACTTTTATTAGAAGCAAATGAAAGTTTAATCTTTACAACACAATATAGGCAAACTATTAAGAATTTAATTAATAGGTTAAACAAAGAACTTGAACAAGTAGTGTTTGAAGAATATACAAAGGTTTATAAAACAGACCCAGAAATGACTACAAACATTTTAAGAAGCATAGAAAGCATTATAACTAAACTTCAAACATCAACAATAGATGAAATAGTAATGATTGATGCAGTTGTAGATAAATATAAAGAAAATAAAGAATGGTTTATGGAAAATGCTAATGCTGAATTTTTAAGAATAGACTAATGAAAATAACATATACATCATACGGAAAAACATCAACAATAGAAACACAAAATGATGATATTAATATTGATGATTTAGGTAAAATGCTTTATGATATTTGTTTAACACAAGATTGGCATCCAACTTTATTAAAATCAATATTTAAAAAGAATGTAACTAATGGCGAAAGTTAAAGAAAATATATTTATTCCAACAAGAGAAGAACAAGATGCAATGAGTTTATGTTGGGTAAATGATTTAGCTTATGTTATTAAACCAGCAAAAACTGCAAACAGGTATAATATTATAAAATATCAAATCAGCAATTACAATGAAGTATTTTATTATAAAGAAAACAATGTAAATTTAGAATTTACTGAATATGAAGGGTTAAAAAAAACAATGGAATTATATAAGTTTCACGCTAAAAGATTTAAACAATGATACCAATACACTACGACAATAAAAAAAACTATGATGTTATAGACTTTATAAAGGACTATGATTTAAACTTTAATGAAGGTAACGTAATAAAATATGTAGCCAGAGCAAAACACAAAGGCACACATATAAAAGACTTGGAAAAAGCAATAGACTATTTAGAAAGAGAAT